GGCGCAGCGATTGTGGAACACAAGCGCGCCTGGACGACGGCGCTCTCCAATGCAGGCATTCAAGGTTTCCGCTGGCACGATCTGCGCCACACCTGGGCCACTTGGGCGGCGACGAACGGCGTTTCGCTACTGGAACTACAACAGTTGGGCGGCTGGGCTTCGCTCGAAATGGTACAAAGGTATGCGCATCTTTTGCCGTCACATTTGCGCTCTGCAGCGGACCAGGTGACAAGGCCCGGGCACAATTTGGTCACACTCTATAGGGAAAAATCGAACTCCTAAGGGGAAGGTCGCAGGTTCGATTCCTGCCGGGGGCGCCATAAAATCAGACACTTACCGCACTATGCTCAGGTTTTAGGCGAAGCCAAAAGTGCCCTAAAACACGCTCAAAAACAGGGGTTGAGGCACAATTTAGTCACAATCTTCTGCGCGATGCAACAATCTTTTGCCGGTTGTGTGCAGCGCAAACGCACTCAAGCCAACAACGCTGCCTCGGCCGCCCGACGACGCGTAAGCCCCGGCAACACGCGGCCGCTTGCTTTGTTCCACTTGCGGCACTCAACAGCAGCCTCTGCCCAGTCGCCCGCGTCAATGCGGCGCTTAAAGGTGGAAACGCGGTAGTTGCCAAGGCCACAGTTGTAGGCCCAGGACACGACTGCGGCAATGCGACGGTCGTGTGCGGCCGGCAGCGACGGCGACAGTTTGCACAGGCCCGCCCAAAAGTACGCGATGTGGTGCGCGAGCGCGTCTTCGCACTTCGCCTGTGACCAGATTGTGCCTTGCACGATTCCTGGTCCAGTTGCGCCCCAACCGATGGTCCACGGCGCACCGCCCGATCCTGGATCAGGGTAGGCTTGCACCCGACCGTCGGGCAGCCTGCGCGCGAGCCCCTCGAACGGTTTGATCAGCGCTTCTTGCGCCAGCAACAACGCTTTAGCGCTCACTTGTACTTTTCGATCGAGCGGCCGACAAACCAAAACGTCAGCACCATCGTCAGCATGCCAAAGTCGTCGGACGACCAGTTTGCCACCAGCACATCGCGCCAGTCGGCGTTCGCGTCAAACGCTAGGGCAATGGCGCACCCTTTGACTGCGGCGTAGAGCGCAAAAAGGCTCCACGTAATACCTGGGCGAACGCTTGCGCTGAGCGCCGCGACCCATTTGCCGGCAGCCTGCGCCGTGGCAGATTGCTCGCGAAACGCTTCGGAAATTGCATCGACTGTACGAGAGGAATAATCGACATATTTTTCCTCCATCCGGTATTCGCCGCGCATTTTTTCGAGGTCGGTTTGCAACTGAAACATCGACAACTCGTGCTTGCGCTCATTTGCCTTATCCAGCAGCCGCAGAACTTCCGGCACAAGCCGAAAAATGCCGCCAAACACCGACCCCAACAAGCCGCCGCCGAGCAGATCAAACACGACTAAAGTCCAAAAAACTTCTTCACAAACTGTGCAGCTACGCCGGGTCCGAATAAAACAGCAACGATGGTCGCGTAGAGCAGATACTCGATACGCGTCATGCGCTTGCTGCCAGACTCAAAGGACTTCTCGATGGCGGCATAGCGCATGGCACACTCGCGCTCGTGCGCTTTTAACTCGCCCTCAAGCTGCGCTTGTTTGACGTCAAGATCCATTACGCAGCCTCTTGCAGACTTGGTTGCAGCGCGCGCTCGTACCAACGAACATTGGCCTGCAGCCGCGCAAGCTGTTCAGGCACCGCATGCGCAAGCGCAAGCTCGCCGTACTCAAGCGCTGCGGCGTGGTCGCCTTGGTTGTGCGCTCCAAGCGCTGCGAGGTCGTAGGGCTTCCAGCCCCAACACTCGGGATCGCAAGTGTAAACTAAAGTCTTATCGGGGATGTCCAGCGCCTTGCGTGCGGCAAACAACACCTCTGGCCACATTGCTTTCAAGTAGCAGCTTTGCGCGAGGTCAACCCACGGCTCGCGCGTGCCTGGTGCCTCCGCAGTTGCGCGCCGGTGCCATTTGAGCGCCTCGGATCCGTTGCCGAGTGCGTCGTGTGTTTTGCCCAGCAGCCGCATGGCGTAGCAGCGCTCGGTTTCCCAATCGGCGTTGGGCATGTCAAGATACTTTTTGAGCGCGACAATGGCCTCGTCGTGTAGGTTATAAAACGTCAACTCTCGCGCAAAGTAAAATGCGTTGCGTGGGCACTGCGGGTCCTCTTTCACGGCCATCCGCAAGAGCGGCAAGTACTGCCCGCGCGACTTGGTGCTGTCGGGGTGATGCGACACCAAAAGCTTGTCAGTGCGCGCATAGACCTCAACGATGCGACCGTCGGGCGTCGGGTACTCGTGAACCGGATGGTGCCAGCGGTAGCCGTGCCGGCGGTGAATTTTCTGATAGCGAAATTTGATCCCGCAGCCCCAGTCGAAAAAGTACTCAAGCCGCGTCGTCTCGGGCTGCCAGACGCGTTCGATTTCTGCGCGCCAGCCTTCCTCGAGCACCTCGTCCAAGTCAAGACTGATGCACACATCGACATCGGCTGGCAGCAGGCACAACGCACAGTCGCGGGCCATATCAAAACGCCACGGCTGCACGCTGATCTCCGCTACGTCCACGCTGCACTGCCGCGCAAGGTCGACCGTATCGTCGGTGGATCCGGTGTCGGCAATCAGCACAAGGTCAGCGTCCTCGGCGCTTTGCGCAAACCGGCGCACAAACTTGGCTTCGTTCTTGCTAATCGCGTAGACTGCTATTTTGAGCCGGCGGTAGACAAAAACGCCGATCTCGTTTTCCAGGTGCTGCTGCCAAGGCGCGCCAAAGGCGTCGACAAAACCCTCAACGCTCCAGTTGTCGGTGATGTGCTCCTCAGCAGGGTTGCCGTTGTAGGGCCCTTGCGGATAATGGCCAATGGGGATGCTGACAATGACGTACTTGCTGAGTGCGCGCGCAGCCTCAAGCAAAACTTGAGCATCTGCAGCCGGCATATGCTCAAGCACATCGCCAAAGATAATCAGGTCGCAGCGCTTAAAGGCAAAGGTGCGCGCGTCTGCACAGACGACCGCGTCGTACTTTTGCTCGAGCGCAAACTGCGCGACGTTGGGCTGCCAGATCTCGATTGCAGTCCAGTGCTGGCCGTGTTGTTTGTACTGGGCGTAGTGCCCTGCGCCTGCGCCGACGTCGTAGACGCGGTGCGCATCGATGCGCTTGATCAAATCGGCAATGTAGGCTTTGCCCGACGCGCTGCTCTGTGGCATAGATTGCGTGTTCTAAGCGTTTAAGGCAACAGCCACCCAAGCTTGTGCGGCCTCGTCCCAGAAGTGCGCGCCCTCGGGCATCGCTACAGGAGGCACCCACTGGCAAGTGTCCGGGTCCAGATTCCAGCTTGCGTAAGGACGCGGAGGCACAAAGCCGTCAATCGGCGGCGGCATGTAGGAGTAGTCAATGCCCGCATAATTCTTGCGCATGTTGCCGTTGTAGCTTGTTTGCTTCCAGGTACCACCAAGAATCTTCTCAAGATGCGCTGCGCCGATATGCTCCTTCTCAACGCCAAATGCGTCTGCCGTGTCTTTGTTGTCAACCACCACAACTTGAGTAACCATGTTGTCGGCATCAATCTTTGCAAAGTGCGCCATTACGCCTCCAGCTTCAATCCAGTTAAGTCCAATTCTTCCCCAACGACACCGACAGGGAAGGTGTTAAACGATAGTGAGATTCTTGTGTTATCGCCTGTGATTTCGGGAACCATGTGCGTCAATGACGATGGAAACAGAATCAGTTTCCCAGCAGTGGCTTCAAACCACCAAGACTCTGAGTTGTACGGGTTCCACTGCTTAGGCGGAAACTTGATCTGCTGCCAACCATCACGGTAGAAGTAAATCCTGTCGTTGGCATTGGTCTGAACGTAGAACACACCTGAGATGTAGCTATTGGGATGCGCGTGTTTGTGATGGTGTTGCCCTGGTTCCGAGTAGTTGCACCAGCTTTGAGTGACTCTTAAGCTAACGTTGTGTTTGGGATTGACTGTGTTTTTGAAGTAATCCGATAGCGCATCTTCGATAAACGCACGAAGCGAGGTCAGGGCAGGGTTGCGAAGCACAAAGTTATTTGTAGACGTGCTGTTACCCATGTTGGGTCTTGTCTCAAGCTCACAGATAAAAAACAACTCCTCATCAAACAACGGCCTGCCAAGTTCTGCAAAGCCTACAGGGATGGGGAATAAGTTATGCAACTGCACGTTTAAATTCCTCTCTGGCTATGCCCATTTCTTTGAGTTGCTCGTAAGTGTAAATCGTTGGGATGCTATCCTCAAACTGTTTGATCTTGTCAATTGTTTGATAAACTTCTTCAATGCTGGGACAAGGTCTGGGATCATCCCACCTTGTAAACACGTTGTTTGATATTTCCCACTTCGCACCGGGGCGCAGTAGGTGCATGGCTGTATCGATGCCTAGGAACTTGTAAACTTTTGTGGTCATGTCATTAATTGATTTTGATGATTACGATACCGGAGCCGCCTGCCGCTCCTGGTGTAGTAGGTCCAGATGCTTGGCAACCACCACCACCACCACCGCCCGTGTTGGCAGTGCCAGCAACTGCAGCTTCATTCGGGGAGCTTCTTCCTCCGCTTCCACCAACACCTGAGCCGCCAGAACCTTTGGTCTTGTTGCTACCCTGAACGCCGCCGCCTCCACCTCCAGCGTAAGTAACACTAGAACCGGAAATCGAAGAATTCGATCCTGCGCCGCCATTGCCGGCAACTCCAGATGTAGCATTCGAACCTGCTGCTGAAGCCCCACCACCACCTCCGGCAGGCCATGCAGTTCCATCAACAAAAGCCGTTCCGCCGTTGCTACCCTCTGGAGTATTACCAGAACCACCTGCTCCAGCAGTGCTAGGGCTAGCTGCTCCGCCACCACCACCAGAACCACCACTATTTCCAGTTGTACTATTTGCAGCACTACCACCACGCCCACCAGCAGTAGATGTAATAGTGCTGAATACAGAATTATTTCCGTTAGCGCCTTCGGGTCCGCCAGCGCCTACAGTTATCGTATAGTTAGTTCCGGCAGAAACAGAAAAACCTGTTCCAGTGCGAAATCCACCTGCCCCGCCACCGCCAGATGCTCCAGAGTTAGTCCCCGTTCCACCCCCGCCCCCACCAGCCACCACAAGATAGTCAACGCTAGTTACACCTGTTGGACATTTCCAAGTCGTAGTGCCTTTAAACGTAAATACGGTTTGTAATGGTACAATGTACTTTAGGATAACAATGCCGGAGCCGCCTGCGGAACCTGGGCCACCAGAACCACTAGTTTGACCACCGCCCCCTCCGCCGCCACCTGTATTAGCGGTCGCATCTGTTGGCGTTCCATTTCCTTTTTGCCCAGCAGCACCACCACCGGCACCACCCGTTCCTGCAACCGTTGTTGGGGCAGATACAACACCACCGCCACCGCCGCCAGCGTAAGTTACCGACGAACCACTAATAGATGACGCTGTTCCTGCGCCACCATTACCACCATTTGTGCTTGTACTATTACCGCCAGAAGCAGAAGCGCCGCCGCCTCCACCGCCACCGAAACCTGGGCTTAGAGCATCTATCGCGTTGCCACCGCTATTGCCTTGCGAAGGGCTTACAGAAGGCGTGTTGCCAGCACCACCTAAACCAGGGCTAGTCCTTCCGCCGCCACCAGAGCCTCCAGCAGATCCATTTACTCCACTATCACCGCCACCATAACCACCTTTTGTTGATGTTATAGTTGAAAATATAGAATCATTACCATTTGTATCTCTAGCACCCCCACTACCTACTGTTACCGTGTAATTACCGTTACCATCACCACCAGTAGTAGAAACGGCTAGCCCTGTACCAGTTCTAAACCCACCAGCACCACCACCCCCGCCAACATAACCAGCAGAACCATCACCACCACCTCCACCTCCAGCCACAACCAAATACTCAACCTCTGTGACACCAGCAGGGCATGTCCAGGTGGACGTAGCGGTAAAGGTTTGGACGACGCTAAAATTAACAAAAGGCCATATACCCTGCCTTTGAGCAATTATCTGCTCCAGCAGTGACCAGACACCTTTGGCCGAAGCTGTTGTAGGTATATTTGCGGGGCCGATGATCCCGCCGTTACCTCTAGACATGGCGACCCCTAGCTAATGTCTTCGTAACTGCAAACAATTTTTAAATCGCTTGCTGTGCCAGCCGTAGCGCCCAACGAGGTGTTTTCTTCTAAATAAATATAAGCATCTTTATCAATTACAACCAGCGTTGCATCAGCAGGAACAGTTACCGTCGAGCAAATCTGTGTAGCCGTCCCTCCCAAAGCAGCAGCAGAGTAATAGTTAATCGTAATTTCTGCGTTGATCGTACCATCGACGTTAGCCACGTACAACGCATTGACTTTTAGAACTTTACCTGAAGAAGCAGCATTGCTTAAAATCGCCGTGGCTGAAGTTGTTGTTAAATCAACCGTCACTGATTTACCTGTGATTGTTGTCGGAGAAAGTAGATTGGGTGCGGCCATGTTATATCCTATCCAAAAATAAGTGCAGCAGTGAGTGCATTTAAAGCGCCGCCGCCACCCCCGCCACCCGGACCGGTGGGTCCTGTTGGTCCCGCATTGCCTTGAGCGCCGGTAGCGCCCGTGGCGCCTGGTGCTCCAATTGGTCCGGGCACAGTTGATGCAGGTCCGGTAGGTCCGCCGTCGCCTTGCGCGCCAGTTGCCCCTGTAGGCCCGGTAGGCCCTGGCACGACAGACATTGGCCCTGTTGGTCCGGCATTGCCGGTTGGCCCGACGCCCGTCGGACCCGTTGGTCCGGGCACCGTGGATGCAGCCCCGGTCGGCCCGGTTGGGCCGACTCCTGTCGGACCCGTTGGCCCTGGCACTGTGGATGCAGCCCCAGTTGGCCCGGTTGGGCCGACGCCACCCGCCCCAGAAGACGCAGCCGTCAGGCGACCTTGCGCGTCAACCGTCAAAGTTGTGTTGGTGTAGGTACCCGCTGTAACGGCAGTATTGGCAAGATTGAGCGTGCGCGACGCATCAAGCGCACCGCCGCCCTGCAGACCGGTTCCTGCAGTAATCGAAACATTTGCATCCGTGACAATTATCCAACTGCCGCCGTGCGCAAAATAGAGTTTTCCGGTGTCGTGCGCGTGCGCGACTGCGCCGTGATACGTCGACGCCGACGGAAAATTCGCCACTGCGTCAAAATAAAACGGAATAATCGAGGCGGCTTGCGGCGCAACAATGGCGCCTGCGTCTGAAATCGTAACGCCGGAATTTTGGATGAGTTTGCCGGTTGTGCCATCAAAACGCGCTATAGCGTTGTCGGTTGCCGACGCAGGTCCCACCACATCGCCTGAGCCACCGCCACCGCCCGAGCCGGTAGGTCCTGTTGGGCCGGGTATGCCCTGCGCGCCAACCGCGCCGGTGGCCCCAACCTGTCCTTGAGCGCCGGTTGGCCCAGGCACAGTCGAGGCAGCCCCGGTTGGGCCAGTTGGGCCACTCCCAGCCCCTGTCGGTCCGACCGCCCCGGTCGCGCCTGTCGCGCCAACCTGCCCTGCTTCTCCTGTTGGCCCAATATTGCCTTGCGCGCCAGTTGGTCCAACCTGCCCCTGC